TTGTGATGGTGATATAATGGGTATGCCACGTTCTTTACCAAATGCTTTAGCAGCAACATAAACATCATCAATTTCGTCTTTACGATCTTTTCTACCTTTAGTACGCATATAGTCTAGGTAGTCTATAATAATCATATCCGGTTTAAAATCGTTTTGATGCTCTAACTGCTGTAGATGTGATTCTATAGTATCAAATGATGCTCTCTTAGGTGGATATTCTTTAATAATTACTTTGCCTTTAACTTTACCCACTATCTCATCTACTTGTGAGCGATGTAAATGTAATTTATCTACATCAATACCCGAAAATATAGCATCATAACGTTTACCTACATAACCTTCACCTAATTCAAGTGAATAATGTACTACATTAAAGCCTAAGGATGCAGCATAAGCACCCATAGCAGCTACAGCCCATGATTTACCTCCACCAGGATTACCAAATACTAATACTAAATCACCTTTACCATATCCGCCTTGTGTTATTTCATTAAATACAGGCCAAGGAAACGGAATTGTATTCCTATCATCTTCACGATATCTAGCTTCAATATCTAGATTATAATCAAGACCAATTGTTTTATCCTCGCCTGATTTTACAGCTTTGCTAATCAATTGAAGGATACTATCGAAATCATTCATTTCAAGTAACTGTACTGAATTTAGAATAGCACTCTTTACTTGTTGGTTTCTACAAAATGAGCTAAATTCAGCTTCAACCCATTCTAGATCACTTTGATCAGCCATTTTATAGGCTTCTTTAAGTGCTTCTACAATTGATATTCTTAATACTTCATTCTCAAGTTTCTTTACCTCAATCGATAGTGTTTCTACTGTTGGTGTTGTGTGATACTGTCCAAAGTACTTTTGAATGTATTCTACAACCCATTTATGTGCTGATGATTCAAAGTATTCTGAGTCAAGTGAATCGATAATGTTAATTAGAAACTGCCGTTGTGTTAGTAGAGCTCCTAATACTTTTACTTGGAATACCGGTCCGTACTGATTTAATTTACTTAATGTTGTGATAGATACCTCCTTTGTTTTATAACCTTATTAATTGTATTTCCATATAAACCCACCTGATGTTTTGATTGAACCTCTTAAAGCATCTTTAATTCCTTTAATACCAGTTTCATTTCTAGCCTCAGTAATAGATTTATATTCTTTTATTATATTGTTGTTTTTATCTAACTGTATTATAGGTTTAGATTTAACTTCAATACATTTTTGCCTATTATTTTTAATATTTAGACACCAATCTAAACTATGTTTTTTGCCTATCCTAACTAAGGATATATTTTTTTTATGTTGTTCACTTTTAGGTTTATTATAATTTCCATGTTCACTTCCATGTTTATAGGTTAATGATATTAAACCTGTTCTACCTTTACTTATATTTTCACCGTGATTTAAAGCAATACCTTTCTTAGCTTTACTTATTTTCTTCTTAGTTTCTTCTGATAGTCCGGAATTGCCAAATGGTTTGTTTGTTTTATTATAGAAATTAGGACTATTTTCTACATCATAGTAATTTAACCAGTATGTTTCTCGTTCTATAAGATGGTTAATACTATCACAGTGTTCAATTATTTCTTTTTTAAAACTACGTTTACCATATTCTTTAATAGCAATTTTTAGATCAGTACCAGAACCAATATAATTAGGATCATTATTTTTATCTTTACCTATATATTGTTTACCATTAATTAGGTTTGTTGTTTTGTATATTACCATAATATTATTTACAATAAATATATGACAATACTAGATAAATTAAATCCTATGTTATTTTTATTTGATATGATCTTCTAGATCATGTGGTAATACCATAGGACTTTCAATAATGTTTCTATATACGTTATATTCATCATGTGGTTCTCTTATATCATTATCACTTCTGTACTTATCAATAAGTTGAGATGCACACATTTTTAAAACATCAATGCTATTACTACTTTTAATCATTTCTTCTGTTACGTAAACTTCAGTAGCTTTTATAGTATTTCTATTGTAATCTACTTCTTCTATTTTAAGTTTATAGTACATAGTTTATTTATTGTTTAGTAATTAATTTTGTTTAGTTCTTCTATCATAAATTCTGTATATTTTCGTATTTCGGGTGGTTCTTTATCCATACTGCCCATTTTCATCCTTATTTGATATACAGCTTGACAATAGCCTATTTTAATATCTTCATTTAATGGTACTCGTCTTGTAAACCACATTGGATCATCTACCATTATTTGGCTTGAAGTTATCATTTTTTTCTTCTCCATAACCTAAATTTATTTGAAAGAATTTGGATAACCAAATAATTGAGTTAACCACGACGAAGTATTAGGAATACTTTCACCTAATTTATCATTGTGATACAACTGCAAGAATATCGGTATATTCAATTCGTATGAATTATTAAATGCGTCTTTAACCAATTGTTTATTCTCTGGTGATAAGAAGCTACCATTCAAAGACATCAGCTGATGATTAATTGATAGTTGATGTCTTCTTTCTACAACAGCTAAATATAGTTTATTTTCATCTACTTTATCTGCTGATGTACTAATGATTTCATCTAATTCTATTTTTGTATCACCTATTAATTCAGGAAATAACTTAATTAGTTTTTTAGGACCTAAACCAGTAATACCAGGAATATTATCAGATGTATCTCCCATTAGTATTTTATAGTTAAGAAAGTTATTACTACTAACACCGAATTCTTCTAATACATCTTTTGGAGTGTATATTTTCTTTTTAGTAGGAGAATAACAATGAACTTTATCTGATACTAGTTGTATAAAGTCTTTATCAGCAGACATGATAGTTACCTTTTGAGTTTCATCATGTGCCTGAAATTTATTGGCTAGGTAGCCAATAATGTCATCTGCTTCTAAACCATCAATACTAATAACTGTAACAGGTAAACATTGTAAGTATTGAATCAAACGTGATATTTGATTATTAATACTTTCACTCTCTTCATCTTTAGATGAGAAGATATTATGATTAGTTATACGGCTAGAATTACGGTTTGCCTTATATTCCGGATATAAATTTCGTCTTGCGTTTGACCCTCCAATACCATCAAATATCACAACTACTTTAGTTGGATCAGACATGCGTATAGCATAACCAATAGATTTAAGAAATCCTGTAAGGCCTCCGATATGGTGACCATCACTATTAAGATGGTTAATCATAGTAAACGACCTCAAAAATGTATTGAGGCCGTCTATGATTAAAATCGAACTTAGTTCTTTGCGAAAGTCTGGTTGTACATTGGAGAGTAAATGTTCATATTTACTCTTCATTTTGTTTATTTAGATTCTACCTCATCATTATCTATCTCTATCATCGGGGATATACTTCTACTTTCTTCCCATTCGCTAGTATCTTCAACAATTTGTAGATCATCAACATTAGTTATTCCTTCAAACCATTCTTTAGCGTATTCCTTCTTATAACTCTTAATATCGTTATCTTCATCAGGTATAAAACCATGAGGTGTTACAATAATAGTAGATGAAGTCGCTACACCACAATCAGCATGTATTTTGTCAATTGCTATTTTAGTACGTTTAGCAAATTCAACTTTTTTACCATCTTTTTGTGCGTGTATTTTAGAAGTACCGCTATTAGTTACATTACCAAATGTAATTACGATTGAGGCATCCCAATACATTGCATTACCGCCTTTATTTGTCATACGAGGTTGACTCATTGGAGTAAGTGCTGGTTGCACGCCTGTTTTATTAATTACAAAGAATGTATTTGTGTATGGATACTTTTCTTTGCGCGATAATGGAAACTGTTGATTGATGAAATTACCAAATTGTGTAGCCATCGCTCCAGCATTCCACATAGGATTGTTGTTATTTTGTTTAACACTCATATCGCATGGAATTGATCCTACTGAATCCCAAAGGAATAATAGATCATATGGTAATTTACCTTTTGATTGTTCGCTAAGGATATCGGCAATGAAGGCAGATACATCTTCGATTGTGTTGAGAGATGATCTGTCAACATATAGGAAGAATCCTTTATAGTTTACTACTTCACCTGATTCTGTGTCTGGAACTGCTTCGAGTTGAAATCCCATTTTTTGAGCATGTTCAAAATCCCATTTCATCTCAGTGATGATGAAGACGGGTAGTACACCCATCTTCTGAGCAGCTACCGCTGTTTCAATCATCAATGTGGTTTTTCCAGTATCAGATCCTCCACGGGCAATGGAAACATGTCCCATTGGAATTCCAGGAATAGATAGAGCATTAGCTACAGCAGGTGAAAAGGGAATCCATCTTTGCTTTTTAAACTTTGATGCTTGATCTAGAAATTTAGATTTCTTAAAGGCATCAATGTCAAAAGACTTTTTAAGTGATTCAGATACTACTGACGTTAAACTGTCTTTACTTTTTGCCATTATTAATCGTTAAATAGGTCATTAAATTTGTCTGCATTACTAGTTTTAGCAGCAGGTGTTTCGAGTGAGTAAGCTGGTGTTACTGGTTTGTTGATTTCAGCAATAAAATCATCATCATCCTCATCTTTTGATGCGATTGGAGTTTCGGTTGCAGCGGCTTCTTCTTCAGGATTTAACCATTTAGCTAATACGTCTTTAAGTTGATCATAAGAGTACTTACGATTAATACCCAAGATGTCTGGTTGTTCTTCAAGCAATTTAGTTACTAAAGCACCATCTTCTGAAATTGGGGTGGTTTTAGGTTTAATGCGAAGATTACACTTAATACCTTTCCTACCAGCAATAACGTCTTCAGTTGCTTCAATTGTGAAGTCTCTACCATCTGTAATGTCTGTAAAATCACCATAGTCGTCATCAGCAGCGATGCCGAGGAGTTGATCATGAGTTAATTTACCAAATTCCCACAAACGAGCACCCAAATGCTCTTCACCACGTACGATTACAGCAGCAAAGAAACGAGATTTAGGAGAAATTTTGTTTGCTAGTTGCCAATCTTCCTTATCACCTGATTTGCGAAGTTGTTTTGCAAAGTCAGCAATCGGATCGGCTTCCTGCCAGTTTGTCAATGACAAGATTGGTCCTTTAGCAAACCCATAATGGAATTGTACTTCACGGATAGGCCATGATTTGTCAAATTTGCTTGGTAAAATACGCACTTGGTACTTACCCGCTTTAGGTTTAAAGAAAATCTTAGTGTAATCAATACGCTCGCGTTGTTGACCACCTTTGTTTTGTGAAGCAGCAAGCTTCTGTTTTGCGATGTTTAAATCCATAACTGTTTTATTTTATAGGTTAAATATAAGAACCTTAATTTGGACCACCAAAAAATTTAAATAGATTGAGCGGTTGCTGCTACTTCATCAGCTTTATTTCCTATTATACCACCACTGTTTTTTCTATCTTCAATAACCTTATTAAATAAAACATTGGGGTCTGTAACTCCTTTTTTAAGTTGCTCTTCAAATGAATTAGCAAACTTTCGAAACCATCCTGCTCCATTCCAGGTAGCATATATAAAATGAAACATTAATCTAGGATCAGAATTAATTATTTGTTGAGCTTCTGGGCTCAGGTATGTATTAAATAGTTTTTCAAACTGAGGTTTCATTATTTCTGCTGCTAGATCCTGTAGTGGTCTTTTTAATTCTCCCCCATCATAGTATCTCACCCATTTTTCAGGATTTTTTTTCTTATCAGCATCTATTAAAGCCCAAAATTGTTTACCTTCTTCAGTTGCATTGATAGAACCACCTGTTTTTCTATCGATACCATACATGGTTTCTCCAGATTTTCTAAATGCTCTTTTTTCTCTTTTATTTGTTAATTGTGATGGATTAACATATGCACCCTCTATATTATCTATAATACCTCTTACAGCTTTTGTAAATTTATTTTGAACAGCTGTTACTTTTGAAGCGGGGATACTAGCTAATTTACTTGTTGTATTAATTCCTCCTAAAGCAGTAGCAGCCGCTAAAGCAGCAGTCAGTGCTTTCTTTTTAAAGTCTTCATTAGTTTGCTGTTCTTCTAAAACAACATGGGCTATATCTAGTAATTTGATCATACTTCAGTTTCTACTCTATCTGCTACAAACTTATTAACAATATTATATACATCCTCGGTACCTATAGATACAGGAATTTTTTCCCCTGGGAATGTTTGATTTATAGTTTTTATTTCTTCAGGTGTTGCTTTGTCACTATATACACAATCTAGTAATTTTATATTATTTACTATAATTTCATCAGTATCACTTAGTTCATCATCATATAATCGTTCTCCAAATACGCTTGTAAGTATTTCTTCGGCATTTTCTTGAGTAAATTTAGTAGCTAAATTAATATATTGTTTTAAAAAAATATTCCTTTTAGTATTCATTTCTTCAGAAAAATCTTTTTTTAGATTAGCATTGTATATTTCATCTTTTAAAGATCCTATTTCTTTAGATATAAAATTTTTGAATTTATTATGTAGTTTAAAATCAGATGTTGTATTTCCGGGAGCACCAAAATTAATCCATCTTCTCCCAGTATCATCAGGTCTAGACATAATATCTGATTTACTTTTAATCATTAGAATTCCTTCTAAATAACATAAAACTCCATCATTCCAATGAGATTTTAAATCTCGATATAATCTTTTATTTTTACTTCTAGTTAAAGTACTAATACTTTTTTTAGTACCTTCTAAAGATTTTAACTGATTTAGTTTATCAAAACTAGTTATGTGAAAACTTTTAACAGTTTTTCCTTTATTTAAAATATTAGCTATATTAGGAGTTAATGGAAAATAATCAGTTGATGCTAATTCATATGATTTAGCAAGCCATTTAATTTCTTTTAATATATCTAGTAATTTGATCACTATTTGTTAAGATCTATAATTTTGTAGATAGCAGTATCTAAACGGCGTAATTCAGGGCCGTTATTGAGTAGTATACAATTTTTATAATCAGACCAATTAACAATAAATCTAGTATCTAACATACCGTTATTTAATTGTCTAATCAATGCATTGAGAGCATTAATTGTATATAGTGTATTTGATTCCTTCTTACGGTGAAGTAATATTGTGTTAGATAAGGGACTGTCTGATGTATTGCCCATATCAATATTGTATGTGCATATTAATTCTTTACTTTGAGGTGACTCAAGAACGAATATTTTATTATACATTATTGTATATCGGCGATTGATATCGGCAAGAACCGTATCCAATTCGTCTGGAGTAGTAAAGGTACAGAATAGTTTGTTCAAATCGAAAAATATATTGTCTGTCATAAATATTTAAATTTTAGTTAATCCGTGATAAGATGTTCCCTGTTTAATGCTTACTGGGTAGTCTAGTATAGTTGTTAATTCTTGTATTATATTGTTATCTTCTTTGCTATAATCAAATAGGAAAGCATCGTAAGTATATAGTACAATTTTAGTTTTTTTATCTTTCAAATAATCAAATACCTTTTCCAATAACTTAACATTAGTTGATGTTTCTCTACTTTGAACCACATAATTTAATAATTTATGTGGTGTCATTTTATCAAGATCATCACGTATAAATATTTTATTTTCAGTAGTTACGGTCCCACTATATTGCAATGTGTTCCATAAATCATCAACATACGCTACTACATTTTTAAAGAATGGTTTATTTTGATATTCATTCCACACACCACCATATAATTGCTTAAATGTTAATTCTTTGGCTTCTTGTTGTGATACACCGAGCAATTCACCTAAATAATCATATGTGTTGCGGTCTTTAGGAAAATCAAAACCAATTAATTCACCTATCAAACGTGGATGATAACCTTGGAAATCAATTTCTATAAACATGTCATTGTCGGGCTTGTAGCATATACGCTCGCCGTCTTCTTTGTTTAGTGCTGCAAAGTTGATGCTGTTATATGTGTTAGATGGGCGCGAAGTGGTATTATATAAATTATATTGAGTATATATTCTGCTCTTAAATAGGTTAAATTCGGGATATTGCAACTTACCTTTATAGTAGTCTATAAAGCAGGTTTTATTTAATTTAATACCGTTTTTCTCGATTTGATAGAATATATTAGTTGTTTTCTCATTATTAAATTTAAATATGTCATCATTTAAATTATATTTTTTAATAATAGGTAATGATGCTTTAAATACGGCTTCACACTCTTCATAATGTTTGCTAATTGGTATTAAGCAATTTACATTAGGTAAGTTGATGTAGTTGGTATAATAATAATTAATACAGCTATTACCTAATGCTTCGGTTAAATTAACAAATTCTAACAAATGAACATCAAATAATTTTTCCGGGTGTGGAAACCAATGCATTGATTCTTTCTTATCTAACACCCATATGTTGTTTGTATTTGATAATAACCAATTAAATACCTCAGTTTGATCTAAACTAAATGATTCATTATGATTTAAACACAATACATAACCTTTACCTTTATCAGTTGATCTAATATAAATTAGACTTAATGATGTAAGTGAGGGATGGAAATTATCGTTTTTAGAAATAAATCTAACGAAACAATCACCAAGTGGTTTTAATTGTTGTAATTGATCTGATCGCTCTATAATGTAAAACATATTTCATAACCTTTGAATTAAATATAAGATAAAAGTTTAGCCTATCAAACCACTTTCTTCTACAGAAGGATTAGTATAAGAAGTATTAACAAATGCTTTTATTCCTGGTATTTTAATTTCAGCTTCGTTTAGTTCTTTATCATTAAAACCCCCATCGTATGACAAAAGAACAGATAAATATAAAGGATCATTTTGAATTTGATCAAAGGTTTCTTTACTTATTTCTTTAATTAATGATTTTGCATTAAATTTAGCTGTAAAATATCTAATGTTACTTTCATATTTAAAGAAAAAAGATGGTATTTTTTGATCATTTAATTTTACTTTAGATAAACTACCGAAAACATAAGTAGCAGCTTGAAGAAGTAAATTATTAACTTGACTAGACTTTATTTTTATAAGTTCAGGAGCATTATTATTAAATTCTTTCCCAGCAAAAAATTTATTATTTAATTCATAATAATATCCTTGATAAAGTTTATGTGTTTTTTTATCAATATATTCCTTACCAATAGTATACTTATTTTCTGTTATTATATTTGCTGGTATTCTCATATTATAAAGTTATAGTGATGGGATTCACTAGTATTCCATTTTCCACCAGAAATGTTTTCAAATCCATATTTTCTTTTATTTTCTTGAATCCATTTCCATTCTTTAGGAGTAGTAATAGGATTAATTCTATTTCCACTAGAATTAGCTAAATCAACAGCCAATCCAAATCCGTGATTTGAAGTTCCAGGAGCGGCAGCTGGAATTGTTGTTGATGCTGCTTTTATTCTTACTTGATCGTCATATGTTCTATAGGCTGAGTTAACTTTAATATATATTTTATTGTTATAGGCATCGGTTAGTAAGGCTTCTAGACTTTGCATTGCTTTGGATTGAAGCCTTATTCTTCCTTTAGTATCTGTAACATTCTTTTTATCACTTTGACATATAGGGCTCCAATGTTTTAAGTATAAATTAGGTTTTATAGGTACTAGTAAATCTTCTATATCACCATTCCTTCTTTCTACTCCATTTATTAGTTTAACAGCACCTCCTGTTTTCATATTTCCTATTTTTTTAACTGCATCTTCTATGCTATTTTCAGAAGCCGTTTCAATAATAATTTTAATATCATTCATATCAAGTAAAGATATACCTCCTCTAGGTTCATCTAAAATTATAAATTGAGAATCAATATTAGTTACCCAATCATTACCTTGAAGTGAGTGTCCCAATCCAGTAACGGCATATGCTATCTTAGCAGGCCCAGCACCACCACCTCTGTATCCTCTAGGTAATAATTCATTAGGGATTCTAAATAGATTTCCTATTACTATCCCCCCAATACCATCTGTTTCTATAGATAATTTAGTAGGGATAATTGCTCTATTTGTATTATCATTTTTTATAAATGTTTTAAAAAAGTTAATTAAATCTTTTAAAGCATTATTATATTTGCTAGCATTGTTTGTATCATAGTTACCTGTAGAACTATACCAAGCAGGATCAATTTCATTAATAAAACTAGCAATAATGTTAATATTCTCTTTTAAATTTTTAACTTTTTCCTCAAGTTCTTTTATAGGATCTGTATTTGAGAGAGTATCAGGTGCTTCTTTTTTAGGTATTACTCTATCAAATAAATTCTGATTGAAATCAATTAATGTATTGACATCCGCTCCTAAAGCACCTCCTTTAGCTTGAGCGCCAATAGCAATAATAGTTGTCTGGTCAGCGAATATTTGGGATTCAAATTTATAGTTTCGAATTACAGATTTAGTGTTTTGTAATTCAAATATAAAAGCATTATCGTATGCTTCTTGTCTTTTCTGATCATCTGCATAATTTACATCTATTATTCTAGCAGCTGAGTCAATAGGGTCTGAAAAAATATCAAATGTAGCTACGTTTCCTGTTGCATTAGAAATGCCAGACATTAGGTTTTTAAGAAAATCAAACAATACAATATCGTTTTTTTCCTTTTTATCTTGGGATTCTAAGTTTTTATTATTAACTAATGAGTATATATAGCCTAAATTAACATATATATTACCTATAACTCCTAATTGAGGAGTAGGAGCCTTATCATCATAAGTAAAATTATCATTATACCAATAACTAGTTTTTAATCCGTTTAATATATCAGTTAAAGTATCAAAATCATCAGTCCATCCTTCTTCAAATCCTAAATTTGAAGGGGTAATCCAAGCATTGTTTTTAATTAAGCAAACAGATGGATCTATAGATAATTGTAAGGGATGAGCTAGACATAGTAGTGGTTTGTTTTCTCCTTTTCCCATATGGTCCCCTTCATTTACTGAGACTTTCATTATTGGGGTGGCAGCTTTTGTATCTTTTAATAATACATGTTTGTTTAATATATCAACAAAATCTTTTAATAAAATATATATTTGGGCTTCATCATCAAAATCACTATCTGTATTTGGAGAGTTACTTATATCTACATTAAATCTAAAGAATGTCCAACCATTAAATTGTAATTCTTCAAGGTTATCTATTCCTTCTTTTAATAGAGTAAGATATAATTCATTACATATTCCTGCAATTTTATTTTGGGAATATGATTTTTGTACATTTGAATCTTTTTTAAAAGGAGTAGGTAATACATTAAAAAGACCCTTAGTTGGTATATTAGTATCAGCAGGAGTATAGTTTACTTTTAAAGATTCAAGAATTTCACCTATAGAAATAATAGTAGAAGTACAATCATACCCACCATCTTGCCTAGCGGACCAGCTGTAGTTTTTTATAATACCGTAATGAGCATCATAATTACCATCTTTAGAGGCTTTTGTAAATATATTTTTCCATATTTGTTCTTTAGGTACCCCTCCATTTAAAACATCATCAGTAAATGAAATATTGTTTTGTAATTTTCCATCATTACTAAGATAAGGAGCCCAACCCCACTCTACTAATACACTATATCCAGGACGCATATATAATAGTTCTAATTCTTCTAATTGCCTCATATCCCAGCAATTAAAATTTATAACTACTTCTCTTAATGAACCATAAGCGGATTTTGATTTAACATCAATAGATGTAATACCAGGCATTGGTCGTATTCCTAGTCTATTTTTTTCTTGTTTTACAGTACCATCAGCATTTACTGTTGTAGAATTTAAGCTATAGGCTTTATTATCATTTCCTACCCCTGATCTTAATTTTCCGTTATATAGTGTTCCCCCTAATAAGACATAATTTTTAGCTAAAGTAGATACGCCTGGTGTTAGTGTACCATCATCTATTCCGACATTGACAGCGGATGTTACTCTAATCCATGAGTTACGAGCATTAAAATACTGAATAGCATCAGGAGTGCGTTCAAATATGGCTTTTTGTCTAGCCTTTAATTGATTTTTTACTCCTTCTTTAAACGTATCTTTAAATATTGACATAACATTTATCTTGCTTTATTAAATTGATCAAATTGTTGTAAAACACTATTTACGTTTGTTGGTATTCTTAATTGAGTACCAGGTTGAGGATATAAAGCACCTTTAGTTGCATTATTATTTGCTGCTGCTATAATCCACCATAAAGTAGAATCACCATAATAACTATAAGCTAACGAATCTAATCTATCACCTACAGTAGTGATAACATACACATCAGACTCTGACAAAGGAATATTTGGATATTGCTTTCCTTTGTAGTAGGGTCTATTTGTAAATTCTGTTTTTAATATTGTTGCATTATCGTAGCGATCCATATTATTTTAGTTAGAAGAAGGTAAACTATTAAGTAATTTTCTTTGAGCTTCTATTTGAGCTTTTGTTAGCGGTAAAATTTTATCTTTATCAAAATCAGCTCTTTGTTGGGTTGCCGCTAAATTAGCATTTAATGTGCTATCTATAAAAGTTGGCAAAATATCTTTAATTGTTATAGTAGTTTTAGTATCTTCTTTTTTATTATCATCTTCTTCAGGAACGGTTTCTGGGATTGGGTCAGGTTGTCTATCAATAAACCCACACTTACCATATTGGGGGAGGAAGTTATGAATTAGAGTAAATCCAAAGCTAACCTTTAAATAAAAAGCTAATTCTTTATCTAAATCCCAAGATGAATCCTGAATAGGGGAAAAATTTAAATTAGTTATTATACCGGGTTGATCATTGATATATCTTCCTACTTTTAGTCTAGTAATAATACCACCTAACAGTAAATTATCTTGATATTTACCTGCTAATACAGAGGCTAGCTCACTCATATCACAGTGTTTCTGTTCTAATTCATTAGCATTAAAACAAGGAATGTTAAATCCTACAGTTGCTGTACGTTTAAATTCATTAAATATATAAAAATTTTCATTTCGGCCAGCATATTTTACATTGTTCCAACTACTATCATAGTTTTCACTATAATCAGTTATATATCCTAGAAATTTTAATGTACGTAATACATTACCCGTAAATGGATCTAAAGGCATAAATTTTAAAGCTAATGTATCTTCATCTACATTTCTATCATTAGTTCTTTTAAACTTATTAACTAATTCAGATCCAATATAAAATAAATAAGGATCGTTTCTTGATATATTAACTTTAGTAGTTGCAAATTTTTCAAAATCTACTCCGTTTGTTGTATAAGTGTCCTGTACTATTGATGTTCCTTCATCTACTTTTTTTCTTAATTCAGCATATTTTTTTAAAGTAGGTGATGTATAAGGAATAGCATTATTATATGTACCAAAGGATCCAGTAGGTATACTACTGTCCAGTTTAGATAATCCTAAATCAGCGTTTACATCTATTGTTCTTGGATTTCCATTTAGTGGAATCCAAGTAAGATCTCCTTTATAGACAGAAGCCTTATCTAATTCATTTAATCCATTTACATTTTCTTTTAAACGATAATCATCAAAAGAGTTTGTTGCAAAAAAGGAAGACGAATAATTAGAAGCTCCTAAAAATAAACCATTTCGTGCATTTTCATTAGCATTTGTATAACTATTATTTCGTTTACTTTTATTAGCTAATAATACTTTAATTGGGTAATTATTAACTTGATTATATCCCTTTAAAGTAGGAGGTGGATCATCAGATTTACTTGAAATTTTCTGATCGTTATCTAAAAAATTTTTAAAATTTAAATCTGAATTAGCTCTATTAGAAAGATTTAAAAATTTTCCTTCTCTAAAATTAATACCAGCATCTATTGAACGAACACCGTTTTTTATAGCCGCACTACCTGTATCTGAATTAGATGCTACAGTAATGTCTAGAGTAGATCTAAGGTTAGCACCATCTTTAAGACTTTCATCAAATGGAGTAGATCTAAATTTAGAACTATTGTAATTTTCAGTAATTGGATATAGATTACTATGACCTTCTCTAAGCAATATAGATACATATTTTTTACTTTGCTCTATAGCTAAATCTATTTTAGCTCTATCTTCAGTAAATGTGGTCCTTAATAAAGTAGTAGCACCTATACCATAAACAGAACCAGGACCACCCATGTATCTATCTATTGTTAGTTCTTTATTAGCATTAAGGAATCCTACAGGTTTAGGTTTAGTAATAATTCCAAATCTTAATTGTAACCCACTTATTGCTTGTCCAACAGCTCTTCTTTGTCTTGCATTATAGAAAGAAGGTTGGTTATTTCCTTCACCGTCCCCTATATTAAATCTTGTCCTTAATATAGATAATCTGTTGTTTTGTTCAGTATTATTATATTGAGCAACTGCTAAATATTTTGTATTATCATCTTGTACAGGTAATAAACCATGTCTATTTAAATGAATACCAAAAGCACCAACAGGAACTTGTGCTAATGTATTAATACCTAAATTATAAATTCGTGTTTGTTCTGTATTAAAAAATCCAGATACTCCTTTTTTAGATTCTAATTTTGGATTAGATAGTTGTAAACCGACTTGTTTAACAATGAATAGTGGCCCTTTAGGAAAATCTTTAAGGAATTTCCCGATACGAAATGCATCAACAACAGCAGCATTAGCAGCGCCTACAACTCCACCTCTTACTAAACCATCGTCGAATTTAGTCATTCGAAGACGATTAAAGCCATTATCAACAGTGTTGATATCAACTTTTTGATATGGTTGACCGCTATTACCCCCGCCGGGTTGATCATTTCCGTACTTAAGTGATTTTAAGTCGGTTTTTAGATCAAGTAATGACATATTAGTAACGTCCTTCGATTGGTCCTAGGTCTCTATACTTACGGCCAGTTGCCGATTTGTAAATTTGTGATACTACAGATCCTAATTTACCTGCTCTAAGATTTTTTGGAGCATTTGTATCCAATTCATCTAATTGAGATTCAGGTGGTAAGAATGATTTATATTGTGTCTTATTAAAATCTATAATTCTAACTTTTGGATTAGAATTTACATCATATGTATTTTGTAATTTACTTAAGGCTGGATCTAGGTTGTTAGAAACATCAGCGTATCCAAATGCTGGGTTACCTCTTTGTGGGTTAAAATTGTTACCTTCCAAACTTAATTTGTTGTCAGGTGAATTTGATTTTAATTTGTCTAAAAGTGACATGGTTATTATATTTTAATTGTTTAGTATAAATATTTAAATGTTATGCTACTTTGTATGAGCCTTGTACTAGTGTTGTACCTACTTTTTTACCATCCATGTTAATAGATGTGTCTTTATTATATAATCTATCAATAGCAGCTTTAACTTCGTTAATTGCTGCTATCATTGGTGTGAGGTCAATACCATTATTTATTTCTTCTTTACCTCCCTTTTTTCCTCCTTCTCCTCCTATTCCAATAGATGATAAGGAAGGAGCAACAGCTCCTAAAGCAGTTAAAGCTATTATTGAAGGTAAAGCTAATAATCCTGAAAATCCCATAGCAGCTAGACCACCTGCTATACCAAATAAAGCAGGACCTAATAATAATAATGCAGGTCCAGCTTCACCTAATTTAGATATCATATCACCTATGCTACCTACTATTGTAGCTATACCGCCTGCTATTGAAGTTATTACAGAACTTATAGCTCCACCTATTGCAGTAATGGCAGGTGCTGCTAACTTAAGAGCAAATCCTAATCCTATCATGACGCCCGTAAAAGCTGCTAGACCTAGGAAAAGTTTTGGATTACTTAAAGCAGTACCTATTGCTGATAATCCTTTTCCTATTCCTGTTAAAGCACTTTGTATTAATTTACCATTTATAAATTGTAATGCAAGTAAAGCAGGTATTGCTGGGGTAAGTAATACCAAGGCTACTGCTGATCCTGCTAATTTAGCTATATCAGCAGGACTAACCTTAGAAAATGATTGAATTCCAGCTGATATTCCTTTAAGTGTGTTTTTAATCCCATCACCAGCTTTTGGCCCACCAGCTCCTGCTTTTCCCCCAGCAGTTGCAGCATTTCCTGCTGTTGCACTGGCAGTGCTTGTAAGATTTCCAGGCCCCGTAGCTGCTGCTTTTTTAGTTAAAGTAATGCCGCTACTTGTAGTTATAGTTGAAGCATTTTTTGTATTT